CAACGAAAGCGTCGCCGGACTCAGCACCGGACGCTGTAACCATGTACATGCTCTTGCCGTCTTGTACGTAATTAGTAGCCATTTTATTTTCCTCCGATTATTTATGTGGTTAAGGGGCAGCCGTGCCGCCCCTGTGGTTATGATTAGTCAGTGCCGTCGTTCATTACAAAGCCGCGATAGTCCATGACACCGCAACCAAAGACATGACGCACCTTCCAGGAGATCACGTCCCTGGTAAACTCAGCTTCGGTCTCGATCTGAGGCTGTTGGTATCCGTCAAGGTATGCGACTTCCATGGTATCGATACGGTTCGGATCAGCCACCAGATACCAGGCTTCGCCGTCGTTAGCGCCGACATCCAGCAGCCTGGATTCAACAATGCTCACAAAAGCGTTCTGCATGGGGTTAACAACTCCAGCACTCTTTGAGTCAGTAACGCTTGCCGCGCTGGTCAACAGCACCTGAGTTGTCATCTGGTTTTGAGGCGACACAATCAAAAAGCGGGGTTCTATGGCCAGTCTTGCGCCCTTTGGTCCTGTCTGTTTCCACATGAGCTGTCTGGCTGCATCCAGGTTGTCAGCGGTGATAGCCTTGCCGGTCTGGAGCAGATTGCCGTGATTGGTGTCGTCAAAAAGCTGGTTGGTGTCGTTCATGGTCGGCCCGTGATTGTCGTTCCCACCTGTAAGCAGTCCATAAACCAGATCAGATTCTTTCCTGCGGGTAGCAGCTCCCAGCAAAGTGGGTATGCGGGTAAAGGCCCGGAGGTCGTCGTTCACGATCATTTCCCAGGTCAGGGGCAGGATCTCGCCATACTTGAAGGGTTTGTAACTTTCCTGACCGTCAGTCATGGACTTGAACTCGTACTCAGAACCTTCCTTTACCAGCTCCAGGTCAGGTGCTTCAGACAGGCTCATGCCGTAAATATCTTTAAAGTCTGACGTGGAAACAATATTTACCCATGGCCGCCAGGTTGCAGGCTGTTCAGCGTATGCCTTGAGCAGTGTCTTGTTCAGTACGTCAGAAAAAATAGCGCTGAAATCTGAAGTGGACATTGTTCCGGCCCTGACCGCCAGGGATGCAATTTTGGTTCTGCTGCCGGCTATGTCATTAGCACTCTTTACGCCCTCACGGACCATGCACCTTCTGATAATTTCAGCCATGTCCAGGCCCCGGAAGTTGTCAGCACCAGGGGCAGGATTTTCAACCTGCCTGCCTGTTCTGAGGAGTAGTCCGTCGGCAGCAGCTTTGCGAAACTTATCTGCATCATGCTCGCCGACCTCAATGCGCTGATCGCCCAAAGGCTTCTCGCGTTCAGCAAGCTTGGCAAAAATGGCGTCAGATGCTTCGGCTTCGGACATACCTTTTTCGATCAACTCGTCGGCAATGTCATCCATGCCGACTGTTTTGCACTTCTGCCTGATTGCAGAGCTTCTTTTTCTTTCCTGTTCCACGGCTTCTTTTTGCGCCCGGCTCAGGTCGTCCTGTGTCAACTTAATTTCATCACTCATAGTCTTTTCCTCCGGATTATTCTCCGTCGCCGGACTGGCCACGGGGGTTTGGTTTTGTGATTCGGACCTGACCTTGGCCAGCGCGTCCGCCCCAATCGGCGTTAAACTGACTTCTTTCAGCTCCCATTTTGTGGCCACTTTAAGCGGCCCGGTATATGACTTGCCACCAATATCGGCTTTTCCCTTGTCTGGTATCCACTGCGATTCCAGGACTCTGTATCCCACAGACATATCTGTCAGATGCCCGTCCCGGACTTTCTGGAAAGCGTCCTTGCCACCATTGTCAGAAGCGAACCTGACAATAGTCTCAATGCCGTTGTGTCCGTCAACTTCAGTAAAATCCCAGGCATCGGCACTGCCCAGGATGTTGGCCACACTATGGCGGGCATGGCTGTCCAGCAGGGGCACGCGCCCGGACTTGGGCAGGATTATACCGTCCATGCGCAGCACTTCGTCCACAATATCGAACCGCTCCCAGTCGAAAACCTGAGCAGGCTGTTCGGTTGTGGCTACAAACTTGACCGTCTTTTGCTCATCATCCAAAGTCTGCGGCTGATAAAAATTAGTCCTGGTCTGTATCTGTCTCTGTTCCAAGTCTTTCGGGGTCTTGCTCATTGTTATTCCCTCCGTTATTAACCTCCGGCTCAACGCCCAGGTCTTTCATTTTGCTATTTTCTACGGCCAGTTCTTCTATAACCTCATCCCAGTCCTGCCCGCGCTCTGCAGCCAGCTTGCGTCTAGTGGTAATGCCAAGCTTCAATTCAAGGTCTGCGGCTTTTGCGTCTTTTGCCGGATCAACCCATGGCCAGCCGGGATTCTGCCAGCGAACCTGAACCGGGTTAGCGACATACATGATGCCCGATGCGTGTAGATACTCTCGGAACCTGCGCCATATCGGATCATTAAGCCTGCGGTTCAGCATGTCCTGCATGACTCTATATCCGCGCCGTTCTTCCAGGGTGGCGGCCCGTGCGCTGGAATAAGTAGCTTCGCTGTAATCATTGCTGAATGTCTCATAGCTTAAGCCGGTCCCGGCTGAGGCTCCGCGCAGGCTTGTGCGGCTGAAATCGGCATAGTTGGTTCCGGGGCGCTTGTTCTCGGCCACGCTGATCTTCATGCCCGGAGGCAGGACATCAATACGGCCTGATTCTAAATATTTGGGTATTGCAGATTCCAGAGCTTCCTGTTCATTGTCCTGCATAATGGGGTTGTAAGTGGCATGTTCCGGATATGGCGATTCGACAAAAACGCCGAAAGCAGCGGCAAGCCTGGCAGCTATGCGCTCGCTTGACTGATATTCGTGGAAATCCCGCATCTCCATGATGACAGATGCCAGCTTGGACACGCCCCTGGTCTGGGATGCCCGCTCAGGGCAAAAAAAGTGAATTATGCGCTTGGCTGATATCCTGTCCGAATCCATGCTGAATCCGCTCTGTGCGCCGGGGTGCTGTCTGTAAATATGATAAGCAACAGGCTTTCCGCGCTTATTGTACTCAATACCACCGCTGATGCGGTTTTCTGAGCTAGAGCCCTCGCGGTCCTGTGTGCTGTCCAGGTAGTCCGCCTCCAGAACTTCCAGCCATAACGGGCAAACTCCCTGACGTTTAAGTTCAGGATCTGAGGAAATCAGGACAAGGCATTCACCGTCTATAATTCTGTGACGCAGCACAAGCGCCTGTATATCGTAGTAGTTAACCGCGCCCGTCCAGTCTTCCCAGTGTTCTTCCAGCTTGTTCGCCTTGTTTGTATTTAGCTCGCCTTTTGCGTTGCGAAACTGCGCCTGAGGATGAATGCCGGTGTAAACGATATTGTTTATCAACTTCTCAATTGCCCCAGCCACGTGGGAAGAATTGCGTACAAGGTCACGGGCGCGGGCAACAATTATGGCCCGGTCCATCTTGATTATTTCATCGGCGGTCTTGGTAGTGGGAAGCCAGGCTTTGTTGGGCCCGGTCTTTGACGCGGCCATATAATGGCGCAGAATATACTGATTGCGCATACGCTTGATAGCCATGCCAGGAGCAACCATGCCGATGATACGGGTGAGAATATCAGCCACGATGCCCTCCAAAGACTACATGCCCAGTATTGATGCGCCCGCCTTTGTCCAGCATGGCGATCCGGGTTTCAAGCTCTTCTATTTTTTTCTCGATAACGGCCAGATCCGGCCTGCGCAACCGGCGGGAGCCGATGGTGTATTCCTGCCCGGTCAGGATCGCTTCGCGGGCTGCCCGGTAAAGGGCAAGGTCGCTTTGTAAGGTGGTAAGGTTTGCCATGGCTTGCACATGGCACGGGTGGATAGTAAATGTCGTAAACTTTTCTTAAATTAAGAAAAGTTTACGCAAAGTTTTTTTGACAGGAAATAAAAAAGCCCCTGCCGGGTGACAGGGGCTTGGTGGTTAGTTCTTCTTTTTTACTTTCTATTTTTCTCTTAGTCCTTTGATTACCAGTTGAACCTTTGTGTCATCAAATAATTCTTTATACACGTTCAGCAATCTTACGATTTCGTTTATTTCATCACCAAACATCAGCCAATCTTGGTGTCCGCCAGGGACCTCTTCCGTCCCAATCAATCCCTCTACTTTTTCATATAGGGCGACAAAGGCGACTAAAACTTTCATGTCCGTGTCAATGCCCATATCGTTTAAAAACTGCTCTCCAATATCTTTTCTTATTATTGCCATAACTACCTCCTCTTTAACGGACAATATATCATGCTATATTCACCGGCAAGTTACGCCTCCTGCCAACTCCTGATCGTCTCATCAATCACATGCAGGGGGCATTGGACATTTTCGCATTTATGATACCTGAGCCTGGAGCTGCCCAGCCATTGCTTGGTGGTC